GAATAATATCCTTTTCTAGTTCATTACTACATACTATAGTTACATGTATACTTTCTTGAGCTTCATATACAGATAACATAAAGAATATACCTGTTATAGATAAGTATGTATCTTCTTTTAATAAATCTCCATATCTAGTAGTCATAATCTCTTTGTATATATTATCTGCTGTAGTTTTATCTTTAATACATATAGACAAAGGGTTTTCATCTTCTCTATTTAATAAAGCAGATTTAGCCTCTTTTGCTGTCATTGTCATAACCTTTTGGTCTATATACTTAGGATTATTGTATTCTGCTTGTATCATTCTTAATACAGCAAAATCTAAATCTACAACAGCATTAAACATAACAAGAAAGTTATGATAGCCTTGAGCCGCAGAATCTGGCGATATTTCTTTTCTAGTACCATCAGAATTTATTTCTTCTACTTTAATATTTTCTATTCCCATAGTGTTACCTCCACATTATTATCATCAAACAGATGAGAGTTATATTGAATAAAGTTATTAGCACCTTCTTCAGTATTGAAAAATACATTAGGAGTGTTCTGAAATAGATACTTATTATTATAAGTCCTGTATAGATATTCTTTCTTATCATTATTGATTCTTGATAAGACATAAACATTTCGTTTCATTTTAATATCCTCCTTAAAAAAAGAGAGGAATGTAGACCATTCCTCTCTTATATCTATTAGTCTAAAATAGAAGCTTCTATATCATCTAGTATGTCATCATAACTTGAAGATTCATGTTTAGATGAACTATCTGATACAGATGAAGATGTACTACCACCATTACTGAACCAGCTTGAACGGTTATAATTCTTATTTCCTTCACCTTTAGATATACCAAGTTTTTCTCTTACATCTTTCATGAAGTTATATTCACGTGCTTCATTAAACTTGTTTGCTTCAAGTATTGAAGAAGCAACTGCATTTGTATATGCATTGATAAACTGTACAAGAAGATTCTCAAACATATCCAATTCAAGACTATTTGAATAAGACATATTCTTAGTAAAGTTATTACCACCTTTATAATCAGTAATCATGTATACATCCTTTGTATTAAATTCGTATACAGCACTGGATTCAACTTCACCAGTGTTACTATTTATAAGATTAATAATAATACAATCTCCACCTGTACCACAAATGTTTTTACCACTTCCGATAAAGATAGCGCCACGATTAGTATCAACACCGATGTTATAATAAGCATCAGGATTCTTTCTGTATTCCTGAATACAATGTAAAAACATCTTTGCTTTTGAAGGGCTGAGATACATATCAACATGATTATCTGTATCTACCTTATTAGCAGAGCCTTCTTTAACAATAATCTTGTTAATGGTTATCTTAAGTAAAGAGTTCCAATAACTAAAACTCATGGTAGTATTGTCGATATTAGAGTTAGAGTTGAAGAATCTGTAGGAACTTCTAGTTGTGGGTGTGTAAACCTCATTGTTGTTTCCTGTGTTGTTATTCTGATAATTGCTCATAAATGTTTACCTCCTGGCATTTTGCCAATAATATATTATATATATGTAGTATCCAATGTAAAAAACAACTCTAATTGTACGTAATCAGGTCAACTTACTAATAAAATAATGAAAGGAGAGTGATTATAAAATGTATATAGAAGAAGTCAAACTTACTATGGTTGATGATAAGTCAGATAATACTGATGTTACATATAACTTAAGAGAGAATATGTCAAATATGAATCCTATACCGAATAATGATACTAGTCAAAAAAGATATGTACCTCTATTGAACTTCTTATCTAATAAGAATCATAACGGTATAGAAGAAGATAAAAAATATGACGGCTCAAATTATGTAACAATCTTCTATCAAATGAATACACTAAATCAATCTTTCTTAGATATGCATTATTATCTGAAAGCAAAAGGCATTAAGAATAATAAGTTTCATCTATTGTTATATGATAATGATTTAGCATATATAGACCCACATGATATAAACTTAAATGCTTACATGAAACAAAAAGTGTTTATTGAATGTCAAAGAAATTTCTGGTATTATATACGAGAAGTTGTAAGAGTACAAAGCCAAGGTGGTCCTTATGTAAGATATAAATTAGATAGAGGAAACTTGGCATTGAATTTTTGTTTTACATTAAACCTAAACGTATATGAAGAACAACCTCGTCAGACAGGTAAAACTGTTGCTACAGAAGTTTGGTATAGCTGGGTATATAACTTTGGCTCTAGAAATGCTAATATGATATTCTTAAATAAAAAACATGATGATGCTAAGCGTAACTTATCATCACTTAAAGATATCATAAAAGCATTGCCTCCATATTTAAGATTTGACCAAGCATTTGGCGTTGATGGTAAGAAACTCAAAGCATCTAATACTGTATCATATATACAGCATAAGATTAATTATAATAACATACGTGCGTTACCAATGGCACGTAATAGAACTGCGGCTATATCACTTCTTAGAGGTCAAACTATTACTAACTGTTGGATAGACGAGTCTGCTTTCTTCCAATTCTTAGAAGAGTCATTACAAAACGGTATGCCTGCATTAACAACTGCATTTAGAAACTGTAGAATAAATGGTGCTCCTCATGGATTATGCCTTACATCCACTCCTGGATTCTTAACAACAGAAGAAGGACAATATATGTATGACTTGAAGAATAAGATGACTCCATTTTCTGAATTATGGTATGACTTTACATTACAACAATTAACAGAGACATTAAATGCTAATGAGAAATCTATATTCGTATATATAAGAACTACTTATCAACAATTAGGATATTCTGAACAATGGCTTAAAGAACGTATTAAAGAACAGAACCAGAAATGGGTTGATATTAGACGTGAATTCTTACTTGAATGGGCTACTTCTTCAGAGAATTGTCCATTCTCACAAGAAGAGCTTAGAAAAGTACAAAGATATGTTCGTAATCCAATTAAGCAAGTTTATATATGTAACTTCTTATTTAATATATATTCAGAAATATCTCCAAGAGATAAAACACTTATTGGTGTTGACGTGGCTGCAGGTTACTCTAAAGACTCATCTGCTATTTCAGTAACAGACTCTAAAACTACTAAACTAGTAGCTGACTTTAACTGTAACTACATTAACCCAGTAGATTTAGCGAATGTAATATATAATTTAGTATTAAACTACTTACCTAACTCATTAGTTACAATAGAACGTAATGGTGTAGGTACAGGTACACTAGCTAAGTTAATGAAATCTAAGATTAGAAATAATCTTTATTATGAGATTAAAGAACGTACTATAGAAGAGAGACCTGATGGTATTAAAACATTTAGACGTAAACAAATGACAAAAGTATATGGTGTAGATAATACTGGTACTGTAAGAGAACAGTTAATGGATTTATTAACTGATAGAGTAAGAGACCACTATGACAAGTTCATATCACCTATATTATATGAAGAATTAAAGAATCTTGAAATAAAGAAAACTGGACGTATTGACCACTCTGCTAATAGTCATGATGATAGTACATTCTCTTATCTATATTCTATATATCCAATTTATTATGGAAAGAATGTAAGAGATAATTGGCACATCTCTATACCTACACTTAGAACAGCAGATGATGAAGCTCAAGAAATATTCCAAGATTTTAATGCTACTGAAACAATATCCATTGTTAGAGATATAGAAAATCTTGAACATGATGATATGGTTAATGAACAATTAAAACAGCTTGATAAGACAAAACTATATAGTCAGTTCTTAGCACAACAAAAGGCTGAGAATGATGCGGCAATGGCTCAAATACTAGCAACTAAAGTTGGTAAAGAAGCATACTCTAGACAATTTAATATTCCTCTCGAACAATTAGAGGGGGAAGATAATGGATTTGATATGATGGGTATTATAAATAATTTCTATACAGAACATGAAGAACCTAATGAAAAATATCAAAGATATGATGATTATATATGGAAAAATTAAAGAGAGGGCTAGTTAATCTAGCCCTCTGCCTTTTTACTTCAGTAATGTAGATATCATCTTAAATAAGTCATTAATACTATCTTCATAGTTGTTGTCATTTCTAAGAGGCTCTGTCTTAACTTCTGTTTTTACATCTTTATTAAACTTATCACATTCATTAAGGCATCTCTTTAGACAAGCTTCTGAACACTTATTAGCAGACTGACTTTTGATAGACTTAATGTGTTTATACTCAGTATTATCAGTAGCCTTATCTAAGTCTTCTACCTTAACAACTTCCCAATCAAATTCAAACAGATTAGAATTTGATAAAGTATAAGGTTCCTTGATAACTTTATCACCATTCTTTAAGTATATGTATATATATGGCTTTGTCATCTTAGAGTTATCATCTGGAAATTGAATGCAGATATAACCCTTAGCAAAACTGTTTTCTTTATCCCACTTACTACATCTCATTCCATACAAACAACGAGAATCGGAAGTATGATAAGTTGAAAGGGAATGAAGCATATCAAATGCCTCTCCGAATGATAGGTTTTTATTTTTTCCGTTAAGAAACTTCTGTACATAAACGTAAGGTGAACTCATTTTAATATCCTCCATTAATTATTATTATCAAAATTTGAAAACGCTCTGTTTTCAAATCTTTTATAAACATTGTATATATTTCCTTCCGAATTATTTAAATGTTGGTACTTCTCTATTTGTTATTTCATCAAAACCTGATGTGGATAGCTCTTCTATATAACGTATGTCATTTACATTGATACTTTTACATAAAGACTTATTATCTTCAGAATAATCAATCTTTATAATATCTATTACGATAGGTTTGGTATTCTGATTTATACATTTTAATGTATTACAATCTACAAAACTGGAATAACCAGTTATACGACAATTGTAAGTTACTAAACCTGCCATATTATCTGCTACTGTAAGTTTATAAATTTTGTTACTATCTATGTAGTAAACATGCGTATGAATCTTATCTTTATCTTGGTAAGTTACTTCTAATGAAAGATTTAGAGTAGCTTTAGCGTTACAAGTTAAAAAAGAAATCATTAATCATCATCTCCTTTTATTGTTTTTCTTATTACGTTTTCTCTGCTTCTTAGTATTCCTTTCAAGAAGAGGTGTCATAGTAAATTCTATCATATCAGAGAGTTCATTTGTACCCATTATTATATCTGCTACAATCTTACTTGTATGCATTGTATGCGAAAGCATTGTAAATGAGTTAGATAAATAATAAGCATATATATGCTCTTCAATAGTATTAAGTTTTATCGAATCTACCATGCTTACCTTAGCAATAGATAAAATAGTCTTAGCTATATCTTCTCTAATATTAATAGCAAGTAGTCCTTTAAGACAAGCTTCAAGTGTTCTCGGTATAGGATTTACAGTATTTCTATAGTTATCATAGTCATATATAATCTTATTCCAAGAGTCTCTTGCCAGTTTATAGTGTTTGTTTATTAAAGTAGGATTTCCCTTAATCATATTAATCAGTCTTGTCATCTTAACCGATTCTTCAAAGTTATTTGATATAGTAATCAGCTGATTAGCTTTCTCTTCATCATTAGGACGAATTATTTCAGACTTTTCAATAAGTTTGGTAGTAAACTTTTCATATAAATCATCATTATAGTCGTCCATTATGGCACCTGTAATGTTACCCATCGGTGCCATTACTTCCTGAATCTGCTGATTAAAATCATTTATTTCTCTATCAAGAAATGTATTATTAACAAGGTCATTTATAAATGACTTAGCAAAGAAGTTTATAGTAGACTTATTTGCTCCTACATTCATTGCTTCTTTATTAATAATGCTTTTGATTGATTCTGGAAGAGCTTCAAAAACATTAAACTTTTCTCCTGACTTATAACGATTCATAACAGATATAAGCTGCATTGCATCATTATAATCTATGTCATCGTACTGCTTCATAAGAGCAGTTGTAATTACATCATCTGGTAATGAAATATTAGTAGCAGGTACGTCATTAAATTCTTCTAATGACATGGTATGTTCTTCTTCATTATTATCATCAGTAGACTTTATTGCATCTATAATTGTTTCGGGAGAAGAAACAGCATCAATAGTATTACTTAATTCTTCTGTTACATCATCAAGTGTCTCATTTGATGTATTTGGATTAGCCAATGCTGCTGCTGCGGTTGGAAGTCCTGTTACAATTTTATAAACCTGTTCTTTGGTAAGAATTGACTTCTTGTTAGATTCTCTAACTTTCTTAAAAGTTTCGATAATGTCTTCTTCTTCAGTATATTCTTCTCTACCTAATGTATCAAGTGATGCCATTTTAATTGCCTCCTGTTCTGTTATCGGGTATAACTTTTTAAACTCTTCTTCAGTAATGTTATCTAACTCAACCATTTGAGTATCTTCTGTAGAAATAAAAGTATCTTTACTTTCATTAACAGTTTCATCTGTGACAGAAGATTCTGTTTCTTCACGAAAGGAAACATTTATGTCCTCTTCAGATATTACTTCTGTTACTGATTCTATATCAGTATCAATAGGCTTATTAAGCATTTCTGCCTTAAGTTCCTCTTCAATAATGCCCATAGCTTCATTATCCTCCTTAGTCATTTGACTAGCTGTTTTACCAAGTTTTCTTGCTTTCATATATTTATATTTATCGTATAAACCGTTAGCTATATATTCATTACGTTCCTCAATAGACATGGGTGTATCAGATTCAAATATATTCTTAAGAACCTCTTCTTCTACAGCAATGTTGTCTTGCTCTAATTCAAAGTATTCTTGTCTTATTGGGTCATCAGGATATCTTTGTTGTTGTATATTATCCATCAATACAACGTCTGGATTCTCCATACGTTCTTTACATAAAGAATCAATTAAGTTATTCATATCAGCTCTACTTAGATTAGAACGTCTGTCTAAATCTGATGGTGAATAACTATAAGTGTCATCTGTTATCCTATATGCATTGTCAATTACTGGCATTTTATTCAACTCCTTCTATATTATCATATTCCTCTTGTTCTTCTTCTTTATCCGAGTAAGCATTAGTTTGTTGTTGAATTTGAGATTGCTGCTGCATCATTATATCAGATGCTAATAACTTCTGAATAGCAATTCTAATCTCTGTTAATATTGCAGGATTATTTATAACTTGACAAAATTCATCTTTAAAGATATTTCCAAATGGTTGGACATTTTGATAGATATAATCACACATATCTTTATTATAATTCATCATTAAGAAAGTATAAAAGTCTATGTCAAATCCTGAGATATAGTATATTACTTCTTTGATGCGTGCTATTATAATAGCTACTATTGGGTCATCATATACTTTTCGTATATAATTAGAGCTACTATCTTTTACCTTCTTATATCTATCTAATCCCATATTACTATACAATACATTACGATTAAAATAGATGTAACGAGCAAAAAAATTAATGATGTTTCTAGCATAGCCAGAAACAAACAAATCATATAAGTTATAAGCAATAATATAACAATCTGGCTCATCGCCAAGATACTGTATGTTAAAAGTATTACATATCTTATTAATGATATTTAGATATACCTCATTACGAATAGACATTATACTATCGGAATCAGTAGGATAGTTATTTAACATGTCTTTAAAGTTAATCTCATAAGAGTTAACTATATTAGGGTTAGATACAGTTGGGTTATAAGCATATCTATTTTTAATGGAGTTATCTATTACATCCATGACATAAGAATTATTAAAACGAGAGAGTAACTCAGCTACTTCTCCCTCTGCGACCATATTATATATCTGGTCGTTTCTATATAGGTCTACTGACATATATATCACGCTCCTTTATTTACTGATAAGTTAAATGCTGTGTAAGAATAAAAAAATAACAGGGACTACGAAGTCCCTGTTATCTTTCCCATTACTCTACTATATGAATAGAGTTTTCAATCAAGTGTCTTACATTTGATTGTGTTGGGTTAACACCGTAGCGTTCTCTGAACGCTATGATGTCATTTGGATATAGATACAAAGTCAGTCTGCTAGACTTTGTATTCTCTGATTTATCTGTTACCTTAAATTTGGAGTTTATTACTCCATTGATAAGGTGAACAACAAACCTACTCTTAGAGTAGGTTGTATCATATTGTTTATTCATATACTCTTGGCAACAAACAATAGATTTTTTCATCTTATCAGATATCTTAAGTTTTAAAATCTGATAAGATTTTTTGTGGTCTGTATTTTCTATTGATTGATGAATTATATAATTCATCTTGTTAGAAAATACTCGGTTAAAGTATTCATTTATAGAAATGTCATTTCTATGAACTTTCATAGATGACACCAGAAGCTTATATTGTGCTTCTGTTAAATTCATGGAAATGACTCGTTTATATTCGAGTTCAGCTCCATCTACAATAGGTTTATCATACCTATTGTATTCTTCCTTGGATATAGGAAGGAATCTTCTTCCTGCTTCTGCTCTTGAGATTTCTCTCTTATCAGCAATTATGTCGATATAATCGACAATCGACGCTGAAATTGACACAGATACCAGGTGTCTTTTAATTTCTGAATTAAGTTTGTAATTTGCCATTTTAAACATCCTTTCTGTATTAAGAAGGAGTATAGATTACTCCTGCTTTGTTGGTTTTTAAACATCTCATATGATAGAGAGGTTATAGTTTAAATAAAAAGAAGACTGACATATAATATGTCAGTCTTCTTTTAATGCTTAATGCTTAATCCTTTGGATTATCATTTCTGTAATCTTCTGCTTCATTATTCAAAACAGATGAGTTTTTAATTCCATCCAAGATAACGATACAATATTCACGATAATCTTTTCTATTATTATTAATAGAATGGAGTGTATGAACAAGTATCCATTTAGAATCTTTGTTGGGTGAGACACAAATATATTTGTTATACTTGTTGATGAACTGAATCATTGTCATCATCTGTCGATATGCTACAAATTTCTCAGGGTCTTCATTAAACTTAATTTTAAGTTTATTCAGACAGTTAATCATATCAGTTCTAGTATCAAGAATGAATGTTCTGAATCCTTGATAAGACATATCCTTTTTATTGATGAGCACAATTGTATCATCAGGATAAGAACAAATATGAGTAATATCTACCATGTCAGTATCAATTACATCAGGTTCGATTCTACAATCAGATTTGATAAGATAATGAGGGAAATAATAGATTGCTCCATATTTCTTACCCTTATCTTTCTCATCTACATGAGGTTTGAAACAGTCTGGATGAGGTGCAAGTGAACAAGTATACTTGTTCACTTTCTCGCAAGCAGTAATATCAAAAGGTCTCAAAGTACCATTTTTGATATATCTGTTTACATATTCTTCACGAGTTGTATTTACATATTCAACTCCTCCAAGAATTTCTTCCTCCATAGGCTTCATAATTGCCTCTGGGTTTCTTTCATTGTTTTTGTAATTTGCCATTTTAAACATCCTTTCTGTATTAAGCAGGAGTATAGATTACTCCTGCTTTGTTGGTTTATGTGTATTTAAAGCGTGTATTAAACACTTTAAAATCACTGCTTTCTTTTACGTACTTCGTCAAAGAAGTCGTGAATATAATATCTTGCACATTCGTTGTTGTCTACATACATCTTACAGAATGCA